CTGGAAAATAATTATTATGAATTTTGATAATATTTGGGTAGAGAAGTATCGACCCAAGACATTAGATGATATTGTTCTTCCGGTTGATACACGGAAGGTCATTGAATCATATAAAGCAAAGAAGGAGATCTCGAATCTCCTTCTTATTTCATCACCAGGCCAAGGAAAGACTACATTAGCTAAGATGATTGTGAATCACATCTTAGAATGTGATTATCTTTATGTAAATGCCTCTGATGAAAACGGCATTGATACTATCAGAACAAAAGTAATTTCATTTGCACAAACCAGATCATTGACTGGTGATATTAAAGTCATCATTTTAGACGAAGCAGATGGTATCTCAGCTGAAGGTCAAAGAGCTTTGCGCAATGTAATGGAAGAATATGCCGCAAATACACGCTTTATTTTAACAGCAAATTATAAACACAAGATCATTCCTGCAGTTCAATCACGTTGTGTTAGCTTGAATTTTAATCATAATATTCAAGATGTTATTAAACATTGCTTTGGCATCCTTAAAAAGGAAGGTATTGCTGTACCAGAAGAGCAAAAGCCTCTGTTTATTGAATTAGTGAAGCACAATTTTCCTGATTTTAGAAAGATCATTAATGAATTACAAAAAAATTCTACGTCAGGTACCCTATCAATTGTTAATCAGGCTACACAAAATGAATTTGTTAAAGAAGTTTTTGATAAGATCAAAGAAAATCATTTTGAATGTAGAAAGTTTTACATTCAAAATGAAAGTACCTTTCAGTCTGATTACCATAACCTAATGAAAAATATGGTTCAGTATGTTTACTCTTGGCAGAATGAACCAAAGAAAGCAGAAACCATCTTAGTAATTACAGAATACATGTATAGACATGCATTTGTTGTTGATCAAGAGATCAATTTCTTTGCATTAATTTTGCAAATAGCAAAATTATAATTCTTGAAAGCTCTTAAGATACCTGGCAGTAGTTGGTTGCTGTGCGGGTATCTTAATATTTTGAGTAGGTAATTTATGTTCGACGCCCGTGAGTTTACCTTCTCCTTTGTCTGATTTAAAAGATTCTGTTTCTTTAACAGAATATTCAAGTGGTTTGATTTGTGTGCCATTCGGTCTTACTAAAGAAGAGTCAAAAGCGGGATAATTAATTCCATCTGTTTCCATTTGTTCAACACAACAAGCAGGAATCTTTGTATAATGCGTATATCTTCCTCCACCATTATCCAAAGCAATATCTAAAGTAACATCACCTGTCATGGTATCTGGATTTCCTGGATATCTTGGTGTGTTATTATCTACAATACCGACTACACGAAGATGCAATTTGGATGATTCCATCTCGTCAAGCAATTGTTTGATATTAGTTCCAAGCATTTTGTAAGCTTCGTTGGTTTTAAAATTTTTGGCAAATTTTACATAGTCACCAACTAAAAATCCACCACGGGAATATCGGGTCAAGGCTGCTTCAAAAATAGCATGAAACTTCTTCTTCATGCTATTATTTACTTAATTGTTAAATATTTTTATGGCGTCAATTAAAATAAGTGGATTACCTGAACCACGGGTTCAAAACAAGACATTTACTTATTCTGATTTGCGTTTGGATTTACAAAAAAAATACCTCATTAAAGATAACTTAAGACAAATTCCTGAAATAAATGATCTGATGTTGGATTACGATTTAAATGCCATTAAAAATTCTATAAGAAATATTTTTAATACAGTACCAGGTGAGAAAATCTTAAATCCAACATTCGGATTAAATCTTAAACAATTTTTATTTGATCCATTAAGTGATTTAAGAGCCATGGATATAGCTGGTCTCATTAGATCAAAATTAACTTTTTTTGAACCACGAATTTCTCTGATTAATGTCAATGTATATCCAATGTACGACACATCAGAATACAACATAGAAATTATCTTTTCAATACCAGGATTAAATGCGCCACCATTCTCTATGGCCGGTGCATTAAATAGTATTGGTTATACAAACTACTAATTATGGCGATATCAAATTTTACAGAATTTAATTTACCTAGAAATGCTTATGCTGCATTTGATGCTGTCAGCATGAAGCAATTAATTATAAATCGATTAAAGGCTTCTGAAAAATTTCAAGATATTGATTTTGAAGGTAGTAATATATCAGCTTTAGTAGACATGGTCGCTTACATGTATCATGTATTAATGTTTTATCTTAATCAAACATCTTCAGAATCAACATTTTCACAATCAGAATTGTTTGAGAATATAAACAAAATTGTTTCTTTGATAGGATATAAACCCCATGGATACCATACATCATCTGTTACAATCAGTGAATTTACTGTGGGTGAACAAATACCCGCAGGCCCCTATCTAATACCTAGATTTACTTCAATAAATGTAGACGGATCAACTTATGTATTCACAGAAGATATTTTCTTTGAAAAGATAACAAGCAGTTTTGAGAACATAGAATCTGTGATAAACAATAGTGTTTTATATCAAGGTGATGTAAAAGAATATCCCACTTCATTAGCCCTGGGAGAAGCATTCGAATTAAAGGTCATTGCGATACAAGATTTAATTAACAATACAACCATTATTGATAATAATAATATATTCGTTTTCGTCAGAGATGTATATACTGAAAAATGGGTAGAATGGAAAGAGGTTGATACATTATATGATCAAGAACCTACCTCTAGGGTTTTTGAAAAGAGATTTAACGAAAATTTAAATTACGAATTGAAATTTGGAAATAATGTAAATGGAAAACAATTAAATCTAGGTGATCAAGTTGCAATTTATTACTTACAGAGCAGGGGATCGGCAGGTAAAATAGGATCTAATCTCTTAACCGGTAGGTCTCTGGCACTCTATAACACCAATAGATGGAGCGAAATTTATCAAGATATTAAATTCTCATCATCTCAAGAAATAAGTATAAACCAGATTGGATATATTGCACTAAACAATCAAAATGCATCTACTGATTTCAAACCATTTGAGACAACAGATCAAATTAAAAAGAATGCACCATTAATGTTCATGTCTCAAAATCGGTGCGTCACTGTAGGTGATTTTGAATCTAAAATATCATCTAAATTTTCGAATATAATAGAAGATACAAAGGTAGTTAACAATCAAAGTTATACTAAAGAATTTTTAAAATATTTTTATGACATAGGTTTAGAAAGGCCTAATCAAGAAGAGAGAGTATTGATGAACCAAGTATTATTTTCTGATAGTTGTGATTTCAATAATGTGTATTGTTTTGTTGTACCTAAATTCGGTGCTATCTTAAATGAAGAAACACCCCAAACATTACCAATTTCTCAAAAACAATCTATTGTTGAATCATTTGCAAATACTAAATTAATAAATCAGAATGTAGTAGTATGTGATCCCATATATAATGCATTTGATATCGGATTGCCTTTTCCTGAAGAAACAGACTCAGAAACAGTAAGAAATGAAACATACCTGAGGATATATCGTGAAACCGGATATAACACATCTAAAGAATTAATAAAAAGTAGCGTCTTATCTCAAATAGAACAATTTTTTAATTTATCAAACAATAAATTAGGGGGTATTTTAAATTTTGCACAACTATCACAAGATATTTTAAATATTCCCGGCATAGCTAAAATAGAAACATTTAGAAATAATCCAGGTAATGAATTTTCGGTTTCTAGAATCAATGTTATAACATGGAATCCACTTTACCCTGATTCTACATTAGAATCGACATCACAAAATTATGCATTGAAATATTTTCAATTTCCATTCTTTTATCAAATAAGCAATTTAATTAATAAAATTGAAGTCATTTAATGAATACCTCTGACTACAGATTTTTATATTTTGATGTATTGGACTATACAAATAGTCATACTACATCTGGGTATACGTTACCAATTACACCATTTACTTTTATACCTAAATTTGATTCAGGTGATGATAAAAGTGTATCAAACACAAGAATTTTGTGGGATTTTGGTGACGGAACTACAAGCAGAGACATTACAGCTAGTCACTATTATAAAATACCTGGAACATATAGTGTAAAGTGTTATTTTTATGGTGCTAGCGGGATCGGTTATGAGTCATCCTTTTGTCAAAATATTCTAGTAAAGGATTATATATCTGATACCCTTGTATTATCAGCTAAAAATAATGCAATAATAAGGGCCTCACATTATGAAAATCCATTTATTTTAACTAGATTCAATAGTTGGCAAACATATAACACTCTTTCAAGTCAAGGTGCAAGTATTACATTGCATGTATCGGGTAATTCAGCACCTCTATTGGATTTTGATAGTTATCAAAATGACAAGTATGCACATTTAAAATCTAGTTCTAGATTCGTTGTTATAGAATTTAACGAATTATTATCTTCATATGACGCAATACCAGTAAATGAAATTTTTACAAAAAATAATAAAGAAATTTATGTGAAATTAGATTCAAATAAAAATATTGTTTTTTGTAATTCGTCTGATTCGGGATCAGTGATAGCAGGTACTTCGGGTCAAAGAACAATTTACTATACGGATGATTATTCAAAACCACCTCAAGGCAGTGTCATCCCACAAACATTAATAACCGCATCATTTAATTTCAAAAATTTTTATGATAATGACAGTATAAAATACAACATTAATAGTGATTATACTGTTTTAAATAGTTTGTATACAGTGTCATATGCACCCAGGATATATCCTCAGGATAAATTAGGCTGCATTAAGTTCTCAGCTAATGGCATTGATTCTGAAGGAAATTTTAATACATCGACATTTAATATAGGTAAAAATAAATTTGTAGGTCAAAAAATTCCCTTTATAGCAAAATTAAAAGATGAAGATAATTTCTCTTCAAAGTCGTGGCCAAAATTTACTTTAAAGAAAGAAGATGAACGCTTATCACAAAATTCAATCAAATTTTATTTAAAAGATACAAATACTAATGTGATTATACCTTCGGCTTTTGATATATATGAAGATTATGATGAATTTGACACATATGATAAATTAGGATTTTTTAAAGGATATATAATACCAAAAATACCAGTAAAAAATGCTACTATTTGTTGTGATTTTGCTACAACTAGCGAATCATTTTATATTGCAAATACTGAACATGTAATTGTGACTAATCCACAATCTACTTATCTATTTAAATTTGACTTAGCATACAATATAATTGATAATTTAATTATTGAAAGCAATGTAACTAAAACATTATTCGATACTTCTAGCTTATCTGGAATGTATGCTTCTATAATTGTCCCGCGATATGAATCTAATAGTATAGAATATAATTATTGGACAATTGATTCTGATCAAGACTTAGTAGCAAAAATTGATATTGAAAACAATATCATAACAACAATAAATTTATCATCAGGTTCATCACCAAGTTTTTTAGCAGCTGATGGTAACGGCGATATCTGGGTGACACTATATGATAGTATTAGCGTTTGTAAATTAAGTAGCAGTGGTGATATTTTATTTTATACTGTTCCTGATTTAACAAATCAGGACTATAGTAGTAATACATTTTACATATCACAAAACGGTGCAGCCGGTTCAAATTCTATACTACCCGCTATAGTAGATATAGACACAAACAACAATGCTTGGGTTGCTTATAATTATACATTATCATCATTTATTTGTGTATATGATACTAATGGAAATTTTAAAACAAGAATCAATATTGATTATCCCTTTATAGCAAATGGTATTATTTGCACTAGCAAAGGAATTTCATGGGTTCTTTTAAAAAATTTGAACAATAATGGATTTGATTCATTATTAAAAATAAATCAAACAAATTATCAAAAATCTATATACAACTTTGATTATAAATTATGGGATTTTACTAATGACATTGATGGTAATCTTTGGTTTACAGCGAATACAAACCAAATAGTAAAATTTGATACTACTTTTAGTGAAATTTCATTATTCACAACCTTGACATCTGTTTCGGGTCAATCAATAGATTGTAATTTTAATGGTATAGCTACTACAACACAAAGAGATTTATTAGTATTTGATAATGTAGATCGCGAAATTAAAGTTTTGAAGATTGATGATACTACAGGTAGTCCTGAAACCAATTTAAAGCGAATTAAACTAGATGGTATATCTACAACTGGATTTTATCAAAATTTTATAAATTCAAAGGGTGATTCGACAGGTTTTAGATATTCAGAAAAATATTTGAATGGTCCTGTATTTTTTACAAAAATTGGGTGTTGTAGCAATCAGTTTGATATATATCCAACTGCTGGCGAATATGATATTGCAAAATTAAATGAAAATTTTGATATGCATGCGCAATTGAAAAATTTTGCATTTCAAGAAACATTGAGAGATAGCACAACACTTATTGATGATTTCTTTAAGAGTATATTAGGAACAACAGAAGAAGATCCAAAGCAACTAGGTAAAAAAATATACGAAAAAATAGCAAATTTTGTTGATAACAATGCATTTATAGATACATGTAATGTTGAAAAATTAAATGCATTGCACAAAATGCTAAATGAAAATCTTTATATATTCAATACATATAATTTTCCTTCAAATATAACCCGTCTATTAGATTTGTTTTCTATAAAATTATCAAAATTAAAGGGATTTAGAAATCAATTTAATGAAAATTTTGATACTAAAGGATATAGTAATGATAATGATATATATGGAAAAAATTTAGGCGATGAATTAAATTTTCTGACTACAACATTGACAGCAGGAATTGATAGATCGATTATTGCATATGAAAGATTTTCTAAAAATTATACAATTTGTAATACAAATGTATTAACTGCGAATTACATTGATTCAGTTCAAAAAATATATGCACTCTCTTCGTATTCACCTTCATGG